GGTTCAGAGTCAAGGCAAGATCCTAGAGTCAATCGAGAGTGGACTTCAGGTGATGAATCCTGACTTGAGCTTATCAGCCTTGCCACAACTAGAGCGTATTCAGGCTCAAGCTGTGGCTCAGGTTTTTGAAGACGTGATCCTACCAGATACCCAAAGCGCAATCAGAGACGCGCTCACATCTCTATCTCTAGATGTGCCAGTGGATATAGTAACCTCTGAACTTGAGGAGCGCTTAAAGCGTTCATCAGGCAGACAGCTCACCGAGGTTAAAACTAGGATCAGTCAATATGGTCGATCAGTCACAGCCGCCGCTGCCGCTGCTGCTGAACTCGACCACTACTTATATACAGGTCCACTCGATGGAATCACTCGGCCTTTCTGTAAGGCGCTAGTTGATAAGGTCGTGACCGGTGATCAGATATCTAAGCTCAACAATGGTCAAGGCTTATCGGTGCTCACGTCGTGCGGTGGATATAACTGCCGCCACTCATGGAGCCCTGTGAGTGAGGGATTCATTCAAGCGGCTAAGCTAGATCAAGCAGACAACGGCGATATCAAACGAGCTAACAGAGGAGGCAAGCGATGAGGAAATCAGTGACCGGTGCAGAGGTCCACTTTGTTTGGCACCCTCGCACACCACACGCTAACGACGCTCAGGTGACTGTAGGCTTCAGCACTACATACACATCTGTATTAACTCAGATCAGACCTGACGTAAGTGTCAGCGCCGTGGCTGACGATAGACGTACCCTCACACTCACCGCTAGTGTAGACACTCAACTAGAGCGTGATGAGGTGCGCGCATTCTTACGCACGACTAGAGATACATACTACGCGGTCAAGGTCACCCGCTTAGGTGGCACTACTGCCATACTCGCTGAGCCACTCCCCAGAGAGCTCGACCTAAGCACAGCAGCAACTCTCAACTTCGCCTCTGCTTATGTTGATATCCCACAGAGTAACGCGGTCACTGGGTCTTATCCTTACACGATTGATTACACTGACAATCTAGGTAACGCTCAGACTGAGAGCGGTATCTTAAAGATCGTACCCCGACCATTCAACACGGGTCTCGATCATGACCAGCTCGTTGACAGGTTCCCCCAACTAGCTGACATGGTGCCACGTCGTCAGAGCGATCTCGCCCCACAGATCAACGCGGCGCTAGAAGAGATCATCTTGAGTGTGCGTGACCATGTGATTGCTGATGGTGCTACAGAGGATGAGGTATTTAGTCAGGGCTCATTCGTGAGCGCTCATGCATACTGCTCAGCCGCGCTAGTCTATGAGGCGACACTACAACTAGATGTAGCTCAGGCCATGAGAGACAGATGTATAGATCTTCTCAACGTGGCTCTCAGATCAGTAACACTAGACCTTGATGGTGATGGTGTGATCGATGAGGGAGAGGAGAACTTGAGGCGCAGTGGTGGGAGCGCCACTGACTTCCGAGCGTCATGGAGGAGCTATAACAAGAGCGCCAATGATGCGAGCTTCGTCCCATCTAGAGGGATGAGGCACTGATGGCCACCAAGGTAAAGTTCTCTCTGCCTCGTAGCGTCTGGACCGCTAAGGATTCCGCACGTTTAGCCAACGACACCCTAGCCTCTATCAAGCTTAGGACTAGCAAGGGGATAGACGCCAACGGTGAAGACTTTGACGAGTACAGCCAAGAGCCAATCTATGTGTCTAAGCGTGGCGCTCGCCTCAAGCCTAAAGGCGGTCAGCCATCTAGGACGGGTAAGAGCATATACTATGAGGGTGGCTATCAGCAGTACAAGCACGACTCACGCAGACGCGCCAAGCTCGCTGGCTCTGCTGATGTTGATTTGGTACTTAGCGGTAACATGATGAACAACCTAGTAGTCAAGAAGGCAACCAAGAGAGGGTTCTCTATTGGGCTCACCAACAAGGCTGGCTATGGCTACTACGTGAATATTGATCGTGAGTTTCTCGGCTTGTCTGAGGATGATGTAGATATACTTATAGAGGCTGTGAGCATCGAGCTAAGGAAGAAGCTGACATGAGTCAAGGTATCTATAGCGCGCTCACTTATCTTGAGAACAGGCTCATGGAGATTACACCCAAGCGCGACGTGCATCATGGTTTTGTCGCTTTAGGTCGTGCCGGTGGAATCACTACACCTCTCACTCAGCGAGCTCACTCCACACGATACTTCACCCTGGAGATTGATGGGTTCACAGAGGATGATGGAGCTGCTGGTTTAAGCGGTAGGCGTCGAGCTACCATCAATCTCAACGTGAGATATGACACGCCCCAAGATCAACTCTATCTACAGCGCCTCATCGCAGAGGATGCTGAGAGCCTATTGGTCAAACTCAAAGGCCCCAACTATGACCTCATCACAACAGGCATAGTCTCTGTAATTCCTGAGACACCGACTGTCTCACCCATCGATGTTGTTAACGATCAGGGCGGCGCTCTACTCTTGACATTACCCTTTGTTCTTCTCTACTTGGAGGCTTAAATGACTGTTACCCATAGATCTATCAGCGTGGCTAAGGAGAGCTCATTTGGCTCTCTAAGCGCATCAACAGGACTACCTGATAACTCAGGTCTAACCTACATCTCTATCCCTTGCGAGCGTGACCCAATCGTTATCCCTGGCGAGGTCGTCGCATCAGAGCGTAATGACGCGCGCGATGGCTCTTACTTTGTACCGCCAGAGCCTGACACAGTGTGGAGCGGAGGGAGTCGAGTGCGACGCCGAACGGGTCAAGTGGTGGTTCGCGTTGACCTCACTACCATAGGCGCAGGCGCTGACACTTATGCCTCTAACTACCTAGGCCATCTCTTAGGGGCAGGCATGAAGAATCAGCTCCCATCAATCGTAGATGGTGACGCGGCTTCAGCAGTGAGTGACGTGAACACGTTCACACCTACCACAGCATATGCAGACGCTGACGTTGGATGCATCATTGGGTCTGATCTCAATGGTAGATCTGAATACAGCGCGGTGACTGATAATGATGTAGCTGGCGACGTTACAGTGAGCCCAGCTTTCAGTGGTGGATTCACAGGTACACCGACGCTATACAGCCTCGCTACATGGTACGTCCCAAGTCGTAATCAGACAGGGACCAAAGATCATAGCTTGTCCTTCCGAATCGATGGGGTCAATTATCGATCATATGCTTATGGCTGTGTTCTTGAGAGCTTAGCAGTATCGCTCGATAATGGGCGACTCATGGGTGAGTTCACCTATCAGGCGGCGCTCATCCAAGACGATCACGGTAACGCGAGTGGACCAATCGAGCCCACCTATAACGCGGGGGCTCCACCATTCTTCCGTGGCTCTTACGTTGTACTCAGTGATGACTCACCGGCTAGCCTCGCGAATGGCACAGTGGGCGAGACACTAGGACGCATCGCGCTCGACTGTGAAGACTTCACCTGTACACTGACCAACACACTCACACCACTAGGACACTCTAACAGCATCCTAGCTATGAGCGGTATGGACATCACAGACGTGAGTGTTGAAGTGAGTCTCACAGTATCAACAGTCAACACAGCCATCGCTGACGATTACTTCAATCGCAAGGTGCGACAGCTCATCATCGGTACCGGTCCCATCGGTGATGGTAAGGGGTGCGCGATCATGCTACCGGCTGCACAGCTCACAGTAGACCCAAGCGCTTATGATGTGAGTGGTAATGATATTGTTAGGCAGAACCTGACGTATCAACAGAGCAGATATGCGGGTGACTTCACGACAGTGCCTTACGAGACAGGCGCTGGCAACTCACCCTTTAGACTTGGACTAGGAGTCTAATCAGATGGCGCTTAGCTTCTTGACCAATGCAGACCACACGATTGAAGCAGTGGTGACGTGTGACCCAGAGGTAGGGGCTGACTCAGATCAGCGCTCAGCATATATCCAAAGTGGAGACTTATCTGATCTAGGTTCTGTGAGTGATAATGCCACACGCTTCACGCTCAAGGCTCTCAGCCCATCCGAGCGAGAAGAAGCAGAGGTCAGAGCAGGCGCTCTTAAGCGATCAGAGCTAGGGCGTCTCCTGTGGAGTGAAGCGCCAATTGACTCAAGTGATCGAGCTCGTTGGCATCATGCTCTAAGTGATGATGAGCGGTCGGCCATGGCTGACTACAACAGCTACATCAACCGTGTCTACGTTGAGATGCTACGTTCATCTCTTAAGCTCATCGATGGTGAGGACGCAAGCGTTGACCAGTTGCAACTCATCCGACCTGACAGCCACAGAACAGAGACGATCTCTGAGCTTGTGCTTCATGTGCAGAGAATCAGTCTGTTAGGTGATCAGGGAAAACAGGACTAGCGGCTTCAGTTTGGCTTGGTCATTCTAGAGGTCGCGCTTGGGACTGCACCCAATGCCGA